CGAGCAGTGGCGCTTCATGCGCTCCGCCCACCGGCTCGCTCGCGACTCGGGAATGCACGTCCACCTGGTCATGCACACCAAGAAGGACCAGGGCGACTACATGGACCGCCCGCCGCGCGCTGGCGATCTCCGCGGATCAGGCTCGATCCCGCAGATGGCCGACAACGTGCTCATGTTCTGGCGCAACATGAAGAAGGAAGACAGGATCGCCGAGGACGGCATCAGCGACGAACTCGCCCGCGAAGCCGATCTCACCATCCTCGTCGAGAAAGCGAAGTTCACCCGCTGGCGCGGTCGCGTGAAGCTCTGGAACCAGCGCGCCGCGTGGCAGTTCGTCGAGCACGGTCACGACATCGCAACGGCCTCTCGTCTGATGGGGGCGGTGTGATGCCGAACCGCGTATTCCGTGATGGTTTGCTCGACTCCGAGATCGTGGCCGGCCTGCACGACCGGACATTCCGCCTGTATACATCGATGATCCTGTCGGCCGATGACTTCGGCTTGGTAGAGATCGGCTTTGGTCCAATCAAGCGCGCCAATCCGCTGCTCGATTGGTCTCGCGAAACCGTCGCAAAGATGCTCGGCGAACTGACCGATGCCAGCCTGATCCTGCCTTATGAGGCGGACAGTAAGGCGTTCGCAGCAATCACGAAATGGTGTTCGCAGATCAACTCGAAGCGCCCCAAGCACCCGTTGCCTTCGTTCGGCCTCGGGCACATCAAGTCTGTATACGGATTCAAGGACGCATCCACCCGAATTGAGGCATCTAAGTACATCAAGCACTTAGCTATCGGCAGTGGGCCACCAGTGCCCCACCATGGACCCACCAGCCCCCCGCTGGTGCCCGAAGAGGGAAGAGGGAAGAGGGAAGAGAAAACCTCAGCACCACGAAAGCCTGCAAGCAATCGAGGACAACGACTACCTGCCGGATGGATTCCATCGCCAGAGTACCTCGCTGCCGCTCGGTTGATCGCTCCGCATTGGACCGAACAGCGCATCCAGAGGGCAGCGGACGAGTTCCGAGACTACTGGCTCTCCGCTGTGAAGAACTCGACGAAGCTCGACTGGTTGGCCGTGTGGCGTAACCGAGTGCGAGACCTCGTCGACCGTGAACCTGTGCAACGTGTTTCCCCTGCAAGCCATCCTGCAAAGGCGAGAGCAGACGAGCTTTGACCAAATGACAACAATTCACATCTACGACAACGGTCCTGACAAGCCACGCACGGGCGTACGCCATCTGATCGACGACGACGAACCAGACCATGCGGAGCATTTGCCGTCAACGAAGAGCGACTACGTCGACTACTTGCTGCGTAACGGAGACACGAAAACAAGCGAACTGGCGCAAGCCTTCGGGAAGAACAAAAAGGCGATGGGGACGGCGCTCAGAAGGCTGGCGAAGGAAGGACGCATAGAATGCGTTGGGAGGGCAAACAAGGACGGGTTGCCTGGTAAGCCGAACATGATTTGGAGAGGGATCGCATGAGGCTCCGCCAACGTCGCACAGACGCCAACCAACCGGAGATAGTGAAGGCCCTACGCAAGGCCGGAGCGTTCGTGCAGAGCCTGCACGCTGTCGGAAATGGGTGCCCTGACGTTCTCGTGGTCCGCGGCGATCGAATGATCTTGCTCGAGATCAAGGACGGGAGCAAGCCGCCTTCAGCTCGCTCGCTCACCACTGCCGAATCGGACTGGCACAAGCTCGCAGGCGGTCACGTCAGGATTGTGGAGAACGTGGAACAGGCTCTGGAGGCTATCGCATGAACGACTACGCCGCCGACTACCTGCTAGCTCAAGAAGCCCTCAAGTCCTATTACGCCGCCATGCTTGAACGCAAATACGACGTTGCTAGCGCCTTCGCAACAGACGCCAGGATCTACTGCCATCGGCTGATGGAATCGGCGTGGCTTGAACGCGAGAAGTCACACGTATGAAAGCGAAGATCGAATTTCTGTATACGGTCGGCGGGCGGTACAAAGGGGTGATGTACAGAAATACGATCTGGTACGACGAGGAGCCGAAAACGATCGGCGAGTGGATTCGATGGATTCTGATGGATCGGAAATGAAACTCGGCCAAAGACTCCAGGGCGGCGCCTCCCTCACCATCGCCAGCTTCGACGCCATGCACGGTCAGTACGCAGAAAAGGTCCGACTCGTCAAAGACCTGTTCACACATCCCGCCGCTCGCCGCAACGGTGACGCCAGATACCTCATGTGCGAAATATGCTTTGAAGCCGACCAGGACGGAACCGTCCTCGTCCTCGAACCAAAGGCGCCCGAGGACAGCCCCCTGTCCGACGACGACCTGCACAACTTCTACCGGCGATTCGGATTCACTGTCGTGCAGAAATCACCGGTCACTTTCATGGCGAGGCAGCCGCTGCGATATCGAAAGTAGGAAAGGACAGAAATGGCTGGCAGGCCCAAGGGCATCGCTAAAACTGGCGGCAGGGCACCTGGAACGCCCAACAAGGCGACGCAGAGCGCGCGTGAGGCCATAGCACGCTTCGTCGATCTGAACGCTCCTAGGCTCAATGAGTGGCTCGACGAGATTGCGGCCGATCCGAAGCATGGGCCAAACGAGGCATTCAAGCGCGTGCAGGAGATCCTTGAGTACCACGTCCCCAAGCTAGCGCGTACCGAACTGACCGGCAAGGACGGCGGCGCGATCGTCGTTCAGGCGCAGACACAGGACGACGCTCTGTGAAGATCGACTGGACCGAGGTCGTGGCCGCGCTGATGATCCTGGCGTTCGTGTGCAGCCTTGGCGTGGCGTTGTGGTGCTTCGGCATCGTTGCGATCTACTTGCTGACGCACTGATGCCGTTCGAGTTCACTAGCCGCCAGCTTGAGGCGCAGAACGTTCTAGCCGGTGGCGCCACGCACATCATGCTCGAGGGCGGCTCGCGCTCGGGCAAGACGTTCGTGTTCACGCGTGCGGTCGCTATGCGAGCGATCAAGGCTGCCAAGTCACGGCACGCCATCTTTCGGTTCGCGTTCAACCACTGCAAAGCGTCGATCGTTCAGGACACGTTCCCGAAGGTAATGCAGGCTGCCTTCCCTCAGGTCAAGTACGAGATCAACCGCAGCGACTGGTTCGCCACGCTGCAGAACGGATCGGAAATCTGGTTCGGTGGGCTCGACGAGAAGGAGCGGACCGAGAAGGTGCTTGGCAACGAGTTCGCGACCGTGTTCCTCAACGAGATCAGCCAGATCAGCTTTCAGGCTCGCAACCTGGTCGTCACGCGCCTGGCGCAGAAGGTGAACCAGCAGGTTCAGGTCGGCGGGCAGATGGTCGAGAAGGCGCTGTTGCCGCGCATGTACTACGACTTGAACCCGACGAACAAGGCGCACTGGGGCTACCAGCTGTTCCACATGAAGCGCGACCCGGACTCAAAGCAGCCGCTGAATCACCCGGACGACTATGCGTGGCTGCGGATGAATCCCGAGGACAACGCAGCGAACCTTGCGGCCGGGTATCTCGACACGCTGCGCGGACTGAGTTCAAGGAATCAGCGGAGGTTCCTGCATGGCGAATGGACAGAGGCAACGCCAAATCAGCTATTCAACGACGCGGATATCGACCGATGGCGAGTTCTTGACGGAAGAGTTCCCGATTTCGTGCGCGTTGTCGTGGCCGTCGATCCGAGCGGTTCGGGCGATGAGGACAACGCCGACAACGACGAGATCGGCATCGTCGTGGCTGGTCTCGGGACCGATGGGATCGGCTACATCGTTGAGGATTGCACGATCAAGGCTGGCCCGGCTACGTGGGGCCGGATCACTACTAGCGCGTACGAGCGTCACTCGGCGGACTGCGTTGTAGGCGAGCAGAACTTCGGCGGGGAAATGGTGCGGCAGACGATCCAGACCGCGCGCCCTAGGACGCCGTACAAGAAGGTGACTGCGAGTCGGGGCAAGGTCCAGCGTGCAGAGCCGTTCTCGTCGCTCTACGAGCAGGGGAAGGTCAGGCATGTGGGGATGTTCCCGCGGCTTGAGGACGAGCTGTGCGCGATGAGCACGATCGGCTACACGGGCACGGGCAGTCCGAACCGAGCAGACGCGGCTATCTGGGCGTTGGCTGAGTTGTTTCCTGGCTTGGTGAAGGGCGCAAAGGAAGCCGCGAAGGCTGCTGATGATGACGAGGGTCATTTCTACGGGGAGCGGGGATGGATGGCTGGGTAACTGACTGGAAGCGCCAATGAACTACTCCGAGACAGGGCTTGGCGAGCTCGTGGACTGGTCGGAGATCGGCCTGAGCTTCCGCCGCATCGGGTACGGGCCGAGCGCGGTAGCTCGAGCGCTAAATCTGCCGGTCGGGACCGTGCGATCGTGGTTCAACGAAGGATGCGAGCCACGATATTCAAACGGGATGATGCTGATCGCGCTCTACAGTCGGCTGGAGCAGAAAGCACGGCGAAATTTCGCCACCCTGTGACAAGCGTGGAGGGTATTCAGCCCCTCCATGGCCGATGATTCCCAGACTGACGCCCGAGACAAGAAGGGCGATGCGAAGGTACTTGCCGAAGCGCGCAAGAGGCACGAGCGCGGGTCGAAGGCTGCCAGTCGCAACGTAGACCGCTACCGCGAGGCGATGTCGTTCGTCGCTGGTGCGCAGTGGGACGATCGGCTCAAGCGCGTTCGTGAGGCTGCCCAGCGCCCTGTGTTGGTGATGGACCGGCTCGGGACGCACATCAACCAGGTGGTGAACGACCAGCGGCAGAGCAAGCCATCGATCAAGGTTCACCCGGTAGACGACAAAGGCGATGTCAAGGTCGCTGAGGTCTACGACGGGATGATCAGGAGTATCGAGCGGCAGAGCAACGCCCAGATGGTCTACGAGACGGCTTCCTGGACTCAGGTGGCTGCAGGACAAGGCGCCATGCGCGTCCTGTCCAAGTACGTCGATGAGAACGCCTTTGAGCAGGATCTGTTCATCGAACGGATTCTGGACCCGACGTGCGTGATCTTCGACCCGGACGCGAAGGAGCAGGACGCGTCCGACGGCAAGTGGTGTTTTGTCGTCGAGATGATGTCGCGCGAGGCGTTCGAGGAGAAATATCCAGACGCCACCCCTGCGGACTGGGGCGCGCAGAACGATCCGGCCGGGTGGTGGTCGGTCGATCAAGTCCGGTGCGTCGAGTATTACCGGATCGTCGAGAAGCCTACGACCCTGCACCTGATGCCCGATGGATCGGTGCTGGACGATGAGGCGCTGAAGAAGGCGCAGCCGCCGGTTCCTCCTGTCGCAAGCCGTCCTGGCAAGCGTGCCGAGGTCGATTGCTACAAGCTCGGCGGCTCGGAGGTCCTGAGCCATACGACGTGGCTCGGTCGATACATTCCGGTCGTGCGTGTTGTGGGCAACGAGATGGTCGTGGACGGCGAGATCGTCTACACCGGGCTCACGCACCGCGCGATGGACGCCCAGCGGCACTACAACTACCAGGTATCGACGGTCGTCGAGATCCTGAGCCTGCAGAAGTCGGCGCCGTTCATCGGGGCCAAGGGTCAGTTTGCGGGCGTCGAGGATCGGTGGAAGGGCGCGAACGTTGCCAATCCGCCGTATCTCGAGTACGAGCCGATGGACCTTAACGGGACGCTATTGCCTCCGCCGCATCGCGAGCCGGCGCCGCAAGTTCCGACCGGGAACGTTAACGCGATGACGTTGGCCGCTCAGGATCTGCAGTGGATCACGGGCCAACACGCGGCCAACTTCGGCGCGCAGAGCAACGAGACGAGCGGGAAGGCGATCAACGCACGGCAGAGGGAAGGCGATACGGCGACGTATCACTACCTCGACAACCTGTCGCGATCGATCATGCACGTCGGCCGGATCTTGGTCGATGCGATCCCCCGCTACTACGACACGCGTCGGGTCGTTCGGGTGCTCGGAGAGGACGACGAGGCTTCAACGGCAATCCATGACCCGGCTTTGCCCGAGGCGATGGTCGAGCAGCGCACGCCGAACGGGATCGAGCGGATCTACAACCTTGGTGTCGGTCGATACGACCTGAGCGTGAGCGTTGGTCCTTCGTTCGGGACCAAGCGGGCCGAGGCGGTCGAGGCGATGACGCAGCTACTGGGCGTCAATCCGCAGATGTCGATCGCGATCATGGATCTGTTCGTGAAGTCGCAGGACTGGCCTGGCGCTCAGCAGATGGCCGAACGGCTGCGGAAGATGGTCCCGCCCCAGTTGCTCGGCGACGAGGAGACCGGGAACGATCCTGCCGCCGCGGTCGGCCAGTTGCAGGCGACGCTGCAGCAGATGGCGCAGCAGTTGGAGATGCGCTCCCAGCAATTGCAGCAGGCCGAGCAGGTCATGCAGCAGGCCGGGCAAGAGATCGAGACGCTGCGGCAACAGGCAGCCGAGAACCGCACGCAGACGATGGACAAGACGCAGGCGGCTCAGGTCAAGGCGTACGAGACGGAGGTACGGGCACAAGCGGACGTGCGTATCGCCGAGTTGAACGCCGAAGCCGAGATTGCCAAGTCTGCGCAGGCTCAGGCGCAGCAGGAGATCGGGCAACTTCAATCGAACATTCAGGCGATACAGCAACAGCTCGCGCAGATCGCTGCCGCTGCCCTTGCGCCTGATGAGGACGAGAAGCCGACGACGAAGGTGGTGCAGTTCCAACGAGGGCCTGACGGGAAGATCGTCGGCGCGATCGTGGCGGAGCAGGAAGCCCCTGCGCAGTCATGAGTTTCATTCGGCCTGTTGTGGCCCCTATTTCGACGTTCCCGCAGTCCGTGTCGGTGTCGACCATGTCGGCGACCGATCGCCAGCCCAACGACTATAAGTGGCAGACGGCATACCGCACGGCCAACGACCGTATGCTGATGTGGGGGACCGGCGACCATAACTTCTGGTACGGGCTGTCGGCCGACCAAGACATCGGCGTGATCCGGGTGTTCAACCCGGCAACCGACACGGTCAGCAACCCGCACTTCCCGGCGAACGACACTGACGCAGGCACCACAGCCACGGGCCATGGCAATCCGGTCAGCAATCAGGACAACCTGAACTACGTCTACCTTGCCACGGACAACCTGCTCTGCATCCCGGAGTACGGCGTCTACGACCTCGACATCACCGGAACGTCGCCCTACTGGGGATGGACTAATGGCAACAACGGAGCAATGGTTGAGGGCCAAACGCAGAACACAAACTCATGGTCGGCCGGCTCCTACTGGTCCGACTTCCTGACCAACTGGAGTACGGCCGCCTCGCGTAAGAACAGCTTCAACGCCTGGTGCGACTCCCAATCCATCGGGATCTGTCTCGGCAACGGCGTCAGCGGCAACCAGGACAACCTGTGCCGCGTGATGTGGAAGAACGGCGCCCAGTGGACCACCAAGGTCATCACGATCACCAACTGGACGCCGGCCTCGTACAACCGCAACGTCATCGCCATAAAAGGCAACTTTGCATACTACGGGGGCGGCGTCACAGCGACTCCATCGTTCACGCGCAAGTTCTGGAAGCTCGACCTCGCCAACGTCAACAGCAAGTCCGATGGCGGCTCTACTGACGGGTCCGCGCTTACCGCCCTCGCCGACATGCCGATAGATACCGGCGATACCAGCGGAAACGGCTGGCCGCAGCTCACGTACGACAGTCGGTTCGATGTTCTTGTGCTGGCGACTCCGGCAGCCGTCTACCTCTACAACATAGCCACGGACACCTGGAGCGGCAACGTCGCACCCGGCGGCTATTCGATGGGCACTGGCTACGTGATGGGGATCTATTCGACCGGCCAGCAGGCCCACTACTACCGGCCCGATGGAACGACCGGGACTATCAAGCGACTGGTGTTGAGCTAGACCATGCCTACCGTCGCATCTGTTACCTCGCTCGGGATCAAGAGTCTGGGGATCGGCACGAACATCACCGTCACGTGGACGGGGATCACGCCGACGTCCGGGCGCCAGTTGGCGATCGTGCTCAAGTTCGGCGACGCGAGTTCGGTCATCACAGTGAGCGCCGCGTCGCTCGCGACGGACGGGGCGATGTCTGCCGTCGCCGCGCAATTCAACACCGGACTCGACACGCGAGGCCGGGCGTTCTGGATTGGCAACAATTCAGGGACGCAGGACTTCACCGTCACGTATACGAGTTCGGCGAACTCCGGCGCGATGGAAGCCATCATGTATCAGATCACCGGGGGGAACACGTCCTCGCTGATCGGTGCATACGCAGAGATCGGTGCGGCCAACTCGATGAACATTGTCGGCCTAGCGACTGGTAGCGCTGTTCTACTTGATTTGCAGGGGGGTAACAGCGAGCCCGGATCCGCCTCCGGTGGCGGAGGGACGTGGACAGACGTTGACACAGGCAACGCCAACAGGCGGGCATGGTCTGCGTACTCAACCGATATTTCGAGCGGGACGCAGACCCTGAACTGGACCGAGGGCGATTGGGCGATGGCGTTTGAAATTCTTGCTGCCGGTGGCGGTGGCGGCGTTTCCCTGATGGGCCAAGCATGTTTGTGAGGAACGAATGCTGATCAAGACAGACGACAACCCGACCGATCTTGGCTACTACCTGATCGACCAGCGAGCGACGGGAATCCCGGTGAGCCTCGGCCGGCCTCTGTTCGAGGCGGCGACGTACACATGCACTCACTGCTCGGGTGTTGTCGTGTTGAACCCTGAGCGCATTCGAGCGCGGGCGAAGTGCTACGGGTGCAATCACCTGATTTGCGATAACTGTGCTGCGGAGAAGGCAGCTAACGGAGGGCGCTGCTACACGATGATGCAGCGCTACGAAGATCACATGACCGAGGTGGCG